ACTGTTACCGTTTCTGATAATGCTCCATCAAGTCCTTCTGACGGAGATCTTTGGTTTGAAAGTGATACAGCAGACCTTAAAGTTTATTATAATGATGGAAGTAGTGCTCAGTGGGTTTCTGCTAGTGGTGGTGATAGTGCAGTAATTACGTCTACGAGTGAACCATCTAACGCACAAGACGGTGACTTGTGGTATGACTCTGAGAATGGAAGCCTGTTTGTTTACTATGATGATGGTGATGGTGCAGCACAGTGGGTAGCTGCTAACAACGCAGGACCACAAGGAACTCAAGGTGTTCAGGGTGCCACTGGTTCTACAGGTCCTCAAGGCAATCAAGGTCGTCAAGGTGCCACTGGTCCCGCTGGTCCTCAAGGTAATCAAGGCGTTCAAGGTGCTACTGGTGCCACAGGACCTCAAGGTAATCAAGGAGTTCAAGGAGCTCAAGGTGTCCAGGGTGCCACAGGATCTGGTGGTGCCACAGGTGGCACGGGTCCTACTGGACCTCAAGGTGCTGATGGAAACTTCGGTGGTGCTACTTTTGACTATACATTCAGCACTTCGACGACTGATAGTGATCCTGGTCAGGGTACATTAAGATTTAGTGAGGGAACGTTTTCTGGTGCATTAACACTCTACATTGATGATGCAGATGATAATGGTACTGATATACAAACTTATTTAAGAACCATTGATGACTCTACCTCTTCAATTAAAGGTCATTATAGAGTTTCCAATCGTCTGAACGCAGACGACTTCGCGTTATTTACTATTACCGGATCAATAACTGAAGCAAGTGGATATTTCAAAGTCCCTTCTTCATATATCTCTGGTTCTACATCGTTTAGTAATAGTGAAGATGTCATTGTAACATTCGCTAGAACCGGCGACAAGGGTGACACTGGAGCACAAGGCGTTCAAGGTGCTCAAGGTGTTCAAGGTGCCACTGGTTCTACAGGTTCAACAGGACCTACTGGACCTACAGGTCCTCAAGGTAATCAAGGTGTTCAGGGTGCTACAGGTTCAACAGGACCCACTGGTCCTGATGGTCCTCAAGGATATCAGGGTGATGCTGGTGCTGATGGTTCTACCGGTCCTCAAGGTGCTGATGGTGCTTTAGGTCCTGATGGTCCTCAAGGATTCCAAGGTGATGTTGGTGCTGATGGTCTTGATGGTCCTCAAGGATATCAGGGTGATACTGGTGCTGATGGTCCAACAGGACCAACAGGACCAACAGGACCTACTGGACCAACAGGACCTCAAGGTGCTCAAGGTCGTCAGGGTTCCACAGGTTCGACAGGACCTACTGGACCCACAGGTCCTCAAGGTCATCAAGGTCGTCAAGGCTCTACGGGTTCCGGTGGTCCAGCAGGACCAACAGGACCAACAGGACCAACAGGTTCTACAGGACCAACAGGTCCTCAAGGTTCTAGTGGTCCAACCGATCAGATTGCAAAAGCATGGGTGAACTTCAAAGGTGATGGCACGGTTAGTATTAGAGATGACTATAACGTCAGCTCAGTTGGTGATAATGGCACTGGATTATACACAGTTAATTTCTCAAGTGGTATGGGAAATACTAATTATTGTGTTGTGTGTGGTGGTTACAACGCATATGATGGTGGTGGTGGTTGGAATACGGTGAGTGCTCAGGGTAGTGGAAATTATCCCGCCGGAGTTAATTCTTCATATTTCAAAATGGGATGTTATCGGAGTAACGATGGTGGTCAAATTGATCACAAAGCTGTATATGCTGCTGTGTTCTCTTGATCAACTTAACTCTGATAAATATTCAAAAAGTGTAGATAATGGCAATTAATTTCCCAGATAGTCCATCTACTAACGACACTTACGTTGCCGCCGGATCAAGGTGGTTGTGGAATGGAACTGCTTGGGTGAGACAAGGCACACCAGGATCTCAAGGCGTCCAGGGTGCCACAGGTTCTACCGGTCCTACAGGTCCTCAGGGTGATGATGGTGCGGCAGGTCCAACAGGTCCTACTGGACCTCAAGGTGTTCAGGGTGCCACGGGTTCAACAGGTCCTACAGGTCCTCAGGGTGATGATGGTGCGGCAGGTCCAACAGGTCCCACTGGACCTCAAGGAGTTCAGGGTGCTACAGGATCCACTGGACCTCAAGGTAATCAAGGCGTTCAAGGATCTACTGGATCTGCAGGTGGCACTGGTCCCACTGGTCCTGCTGGTGCAGCACCAGCAGGAGCTATAATATATGTTGCCCAAAATACTGCACCTACTGGTTTTATTAAGGCCAATGGTGCTACGATTAGTAGAAGTACATATGCTGATTTATTTTCTGCAATCGGGACCACCTTCGGTTCTGGTGATGGGAGCAGCACGTTCACAATTCCGGATTTAAGAGGGGAGTTTATTAGAGCGTGGGATGACAGTAGAGGTATTGATAGTGGAAGATCATTTGGCACTGCTCAAGGTGAAGGTTTGACAGCTATGAAAGGTGAAATTTATGATAGTCATGGAAGAGCTGCGATGAATACAACTACATTTGGGAGTGGCAATAATGTATTTGAGGGTACTGGATCTAATTCATCTTACCGCTCCGCCCTGCAATCTGCATCTACTCCCTTTAATGGTATTAGATTTGATAGTACGAATGTTATTGCAGAAGCAACTTCTGGTGGTTTACGTCCAAGAAACATTGCTTTGTTAGCTTGTATTAAATACTAATATCAACGAAAGAAAAATGAACATTTACAATTACGATCCAGAAACCAATCAGTATAATTTTTCATCAGTTGCTGATGAGTCTCCACTGGAACCTGGTGAATATTTGATCCCTGCATATGCAACGACGATTGCTCCACCAACTGCTGGTGAAAATGAAGCACCATTCTGGACTGGTAGTGCTTGGGAAATTAGAAGCACTCTAGAACCAGAACCACCAGCAAAAGTTTGGGGAGAAGATGAAGTATGGGCAGAAATTCGTTTTCATAGAGATGTATGGTTGGGAGACTGTGATTGGACTCAAGGTGCTGATGCCCCATTATCTACAGAAAAAATTGCTGAGTATGCTACTTATAGGGCACAACTTAGAAATTTGCCAAGTACGCTAACTCTTGCACAAGCAACTGAGATGTGTGAACAAGAATCTCCGGTATTTACACACTCTCTTTGGCCGACGAAACCTTCATAAATACTCAAAAAAGCGTAGATAATGGCGGCGTTAAATTTTCCAAACAGTCCATCACTTAATGATTTTTACGTAGCTAACGGTCGTAGATGGCAGTGGAATGGGTCTGCTTGGCAAAGAATACCTGATCCTGGCGCACAAGGTGTTCAAGGTGCACAAGGTGTCCAGGGTGCCACAGGATCTGGTGCTCAAGGAAATCAGGGCGTTCAAGGTGCACAGGGTGTGCAAGGTGCACAAGGTGTCCAGGGTGCCACTGGAGCAGCTTCAAATGTAGCAGGTCCTACTGGTCCTCAAGGTGTTCAAGGTGCTCAAGGTGATGATGGTGCCGCTGGATCTACAGGTGGCACAGGTCCTCAAGGAAATCAAGGTGTCCAGGGTGCTCAGGGAGTTCAGGGTGCCACTGGACCCACAGGACCAACTGGTCCTCAAGGTAATCAGGGCGTTCAAGGTGCCACTGGTTCAACAGGACCTCAAGGCGTCCAGGGTGCTACAGGTGCTGGTGGTCCCGGTGGTTCAACAGGTCCTACTGGACCTCAAGGTGCTGATGGAAACTTCGGTGGTGCCACTTTTGATTATACCTTTAGTTCAAGCACAACAAATAGTGATCCTGGTCAGGGCACGTTAAGGTTTAGTGAATCAACATTCTCAGGCGCACTGACACTTTATATTGATGATGAAGACGACAATGGGACAGATATTCAAACTTATTTGAGAACTATTGATGACTCTACCTCTACAATTAAGGGTCATTATAGAGTTTCTAATCGTCTGAACGCAGATGATTTTGCTTTATTCACAATTACTGGATCTATAACCGAATCTACTGGTTATTTCCAAGTTCCCTCTTCTTATATTTCTGGTTCTACTTCTTTTAGTAACAGTGAAGACATTATAGTCACTTTTGCTAGAACTGGTGATAAAGGTGACACTGGTGCCACCGGTCCTACTGGTCCCACTGGTAATCAAGGTGTTCAGGGTGCTCAAGGTGTCCAAGGTGCTACTGGTCCCGCTGGTCCTCAAGGTAACCAAGGTGTTCAGGGTGCTACAGGTGCTGGTGGTCCTGGCGGTTCAACAGGTCCTACAGGTCCTCAGGGTAATCAGGGCGTTCAAGGTGCTCAGGGAGTTCAAGGTGCCCAGGGTGATGATGGTGCTGCTGGTCCCACTGGACCTCAAGGTGATGATGGTGCTAATGGTCCTGCAGGATCTGCGGGTCCTCAAGGTGCTCAGGGTGTACAAGGTGCTCAAGGATCTACCTTTTCCAGATCTGAATCTAATTCTACTGCTACTGCCGGTCAAACCACATTCACCGTATCTGGTGGATATACAAATGGTGATGATGTAGATGTATTTGTCAATGGTGTTCGTTTAACACCAGCAGAATACACTGCAACCAATGGAACTTCGGTTGTATTAGATACTGCTGCCACTGCAGGGGATATTGTAGACATTCTTTACTTTGAATCTGCAGGACCTCAGGGTGCACAGGGTGTTCAGGGTGCTACAGGTGCTGGTTCTCCCGGTTCTACTGGTCCTCAAGGTGTTCAGGGTGCTACTGGATCAACTGGACCTCAAGGTGTTCAAGGTGCCACAGGTCCTGGCGGTTCAACAGGTGGTACTGGACCAACTGGACCTCAAGGTGTCCAAGGTGCCACTGGACCTCAAGGCAATCAGGGTGTCCAAGGTGCTACGGGACCTACAGGTCCTACAGGACCTCAAGGTGCTCAAGGTGTTCAGGGAGCACAGGGCGTCCAGGGTGCTCAAGGTGTACAAGGTGCTACAGGTGCTGGCGGTCCAACAGGTGGTACTGGACCAACTGGACCACAAGGTGCTGAAGGAAACTTTGGTGGTGCTACGTTCTACTATACATTTGAATCTAATACCACAAATGCTCAACCTGGTGCAGGAGACATTAGATTAGACAACTCCACTCAGAATGCAGCGACAGGTATCTATATTGATGACGTTGATGAAAATGGCACTAATATAGCATCTTTCTTACAAACTATTGATGACTCTACAAGCACTATCAAGGGTCATGTCAAGATTTCAAACAAAACAGACGCAAGTCAATTCATATTATTTACAATTTCCAGTCTGACTGACAACACTGGTTATTTTGATATTACAGTAAGTCCTGTTGATTCTTCGGCAACTAATCCTTTCAGTGCCAACGAAGATATTATAATCACTTTTGCTAGAACCGGTGACAAAGGCGACACTGGTGCACAGGGTGTTCAGGGTGCACAGGGAGTTCAAGGTGCACAAGGTGTACAAGGTGCTACAGGTGCTGGTGGATCTACAGGACCCACAGGTCCTCAAGGAAATCAAGGTGTTCAGGGTGCTACAGGATCTGGTGGTTCAACAGGACCCACAGGTCCCACAGGTCCCACTGGACCTACAGGTCCTCAAGGTAATCAGGGCGTTCAAGGTGCTACCGGTTCTGGTGGTTCAACAGGACCCACTGGACCCACTGGTCCTCAAGGTAATCAGGGTGTTCAGGGTGCTGCAGGTGGTACAGGTCCTACAGGACCACAAGGTTCTGGTGGTAGTGCAACAATCACGAATGAAGCAGATAATAGAATACTGACCGCTACTTCCACTTCTGGAACTATCAATGGTGAGTCAAACCTCACATTTGACGGAAGCACACTGGACTTAACTGGTCAGATTAACATTTCGGGACCTACAGTTAGCACTAATATTGCTATTGGAAATGATGCCACTCTGTCCAGTATAACGTCAGGATCTCAAAATACTGCTATAGGTAGAGATAGCCTGGAGGATACAACCACAGGATCAAGCAATGTGGCCTTGGGTTATTATGCAGCAAGAAATATTACCACAGGTAGTAACAATGTTGCCGTAGGTGCCCGTAGTCTGCAGTCAGCGACTACTTCAGGTTACAATATTGCCTTAGGTACATTTGCTGCGAGTTCCGTCACGGGAGGTGCGAACCTTGCCATCGGTTACAATGCTATGGAGAAGGTTACCTCCGGTAGCTATAACGTAGCTCTTGGTTTTAGGGCCATGGAGGGGACAAGCAATGGTACGACTGGAGAGTATAATTTTGCTACTGGATATCTTGCACTGTCCCAAATTCAGAGCGGAGGCAACAACTATGCTTTTGGTGCAAGCGCACTAAGAAAAGTTACAACAGGTAGTCATAACTTAGGTATAGGTAATGGAGCTGGTATTGAAATTAATACTGGCGCTCACAACTTAAATTTGGGATATTCATCAGGTGGTTTAATCACTGACGGCAATTTTAACATATGTATCGGATATGAAGCTGGTGATGTTTTAACAAGTGGAGATAATAATATTGTTATAGGAAAAGGCGCTGATGCAAGTTCTGCAACAACTGATAATGAAATTACACTTGGTAATAGTAGCATCACTAAGTTCCGTATTCCTGGAATTAACTTTGTCCTGAAAGATAATGGTGGAACACCAACTCAAGGTCATGTATTAGTTGTTGACTCTAACGGAGAAGCAAGTTTTGAATCTGGTGCCACTGGACCTCAAGGTGCTCAAGGTGCTCAAGGTGCTGATGGTTTAACTGGTCCTACAGGTCCTCAAGGTAATGATGGTGCTACTGGTCCTGATGGTCCCCAAGGATATCAGGGTGATGCTGGTGCTGATGGTTCTACTGGTCCTACAGGACCCCAAGGTGATGCTGGTGCTGATGGTTCTACTGGTCCTACAGGACCCCAAGGTGCTGATGGTTCTACTGGTCCTACGGGTCCTCAAGGTGCTGATGGTGCTGATGGTCCTACGGGTCCTACGGGTCCTCAAGGAGATGCTGGTGCTGATGGTTCTACTGGTCCTACAGGACCCCAAGGTGCTCAGGGTGTAGATGGTGGTAGTGTAACGGTTTCTACTTCTGCTCCTGGTAGTGCATCTAATGGTGATCTTTGGTGGAATAGTGAGAATGGTAAGTTGTATGTTTATTATAGTGATGGCAATACAAATCAGTGGGTTGTCTCAAACACCGAGGGTCCAGTAGGTCCTACAGGTCCTCAAGGTGCTACAGGTGCTACAAATCCACCAAGTGGAACTAACATTCAGTTGACAGATGGATTCTATACTAACGATCAGGCACTGAACTCCAATAAAACTTTGTCTGGTTCACTTAATGGTGGGGTATTTGGACCTTATGAGATTGCGTCAGGAGTAACACTCACTATTTCTAGTGGTGCAACATTTACTGTTCTGTGACGTATAAATAATCTCAAGTCGTTCAAATCAAAAAAATCATTATGGCTGGTGTAGACGGAGTTTACAACAAGAGGATAATTTATGATGATGGTGAAGGTGGTGTATCTATCCTTGTACCTTCAACACATTGTCCCTCACTTGATAGATTAATTCAGGATGTCCCTGCTGGGAGACCATATCAAGTGATTGATGCAAGTGAAGTTCCTTCTGATAGAACTTTTAGAAACGCCTGGATTTACGAGGAGGATTGATCATGGCACATATTGGAATTAATACGGCAAAAGCAAGAGAAATTCATAAAGAGCACATTCGTGAAAAGAGAAATCCTCTTTTAGCAGCACAAGACGTTGCTTTTCAAAGAGCTCAAGAAGAAGGAGCAAGCACTGTAGGTATTGTTTCTACCAAGCAGGCACTTCGTGATGCCACTGATCTTGCTAATATCACTATTGACACTGTAGGTGTTACTAGTGTTACTAATCAACTTAAAGCATCTTGGGACACAAGTCTTCTGGGTGATAATCCTTGGTAATTTATGAGTACGCTTAAGACCGGAACAGTTCAAAACAACACTGGAACAGGTGCTCCACTGTTCAAAAATAATTCTGGCACGGAGATTGGTCAACTTACTAAAGCTTGGGTCAACTTTAACGGCGAGAATACGGTTGCAATTAGTGATGACTTCAATGTCAGTTCTATCACTGACAACGGTACTGGTAATTACACAGTCAACTTCACAAACGGCATGGGAAACGGCAACTATGCTGCTGTTGTGTCCACTTATATTTCAGCCAGCAACAGTTATGCAGCGTATGAAAGGATTGAATCTCTTTCATCCACAAGTTTTGTAATCAGAACTATCCATAGTAGTCAGTTTCGGGATTTGTCCCTTTTGTGCGCTGCAGTTTTCGGAGATTGACCCATGAGTACCATAAAAGTTACTAATATTCAAGATACTTCTGGTGGCAATTCAAGCACCAGCGAGCAAATTGCTAAGGGTAGAGCAACGGCGTGGGTAAACTTTGACGGTACTGGAACGATTGCGATCAGGGATAGTTTCAACGTCACCTCACTCACTGACAACAATACTGGAGATTACACAGTTAATTTTACAAACTCATTTGGAAACACAAATTATTGTTTTCAGTTAAGTTGTACTGACAGTGGATCTGGAGCTAATCAGACTGACGGTTATACTTATGGTGGTTGGAAAAGAGGTTCTGATTCCACTTTAAGAACAACCACTACTGTTAGATTTAAAGTTGGTTACACTTCAAATAATGCCTACTATGATCAATCAGAGTGTATGGTTACAATTTTTGGAGGTTAATTCATGAGCACCCTTAAGGTAGACACAATTCAAGACACCGGCAGCACTACTTACAACTTCGTTAAACAGATCGTGCAGACGGAAAAAAGCGACACTTTTTCGATTACTCCGTCTTCAACCCCTGAGTTTGGGACAGTTTGTTCTGCGACAATTACGCCTTCATCTACTTCCAGCAAAATTCTGATAATTTATTCAATGAACGCTCGTAGTTCTGCCACCAATGCAGGACATGCCACAAGAGTTTTAAGAGGAAGTACCGCGATTGGCATCGGTGATGCTAATGGCAGCAGGCAACGGGCTGGCATGGGAAGTTTTTTCAGTAGTGCTTCATATCGCAACCGCTGCATTTCTCAAGTAATTCTTGACTCGCCATCAACTACAAGTGCGATCACATACAATTTGCAACTTGGTGGCGAAACAAACGCAACTTACTATGTCAATGCAGGTGAAGGCGATAGTGCAGCCTATAACCAAGGTTGCACCCACTTGACACTGCTGGAGGTAGCAGGATGAACCACGACGCAATTCGCCGCGCTTATTCAAATGTCGTCATTATCGACGATTCTGCCGGTGCGTTTGACGCTAACGGTGATCAGGTAACGCTTGATCAGTCGCTTGTAGACGCTGCCGCTGCTGAACTAGTAACTGAAAACGCTTGGAGCAATTTGCGTACCGAGCGCACGAAGCTATTGGCTGAGACTGATTATTTGGCTTTGACTGACGCTACCCTTAGTGCAGACATGCGGACTTATCGTCAGGCGTTGCGGGATCTTCCTGCTAACACCAGCGATCCTGCAAACCCTACCTGGCCTACTAAACCATAAATAATCAAAAAAAGTAGATAATGGCAGCTCTAGATTTTCCAGGTAGTCCTAGTAATGGCGATACTTATACCGCCAACGGATTGACGTACAAGTATGATTCTACAGATGGTGTTTGGAACATTGAAAATGGTCAGGGAATTGGATTTGCACAGCAAACATCCGGAATATCTACAACCACTTCTGTTGGTATCAACACTGATGATGTTGATAGAAAAACTCTAGTTGGTCTTGGCAATTCATTTAATGGACTGTATGTTAGCAATGGAGTATTTCTCACTGATAAAGTGATGACTGGTAATCACTACATATCAACACAGTTCAATGGTTTTGCTGCAGGTCCGATTACTTTAAATGGTGTAATGACCGTTGACGGTGCCTTTGTAATTCTCTGATAAATAAACACATATAACATATTACCATGAAATACGATATTACCCAAGCGTTACAAGCACTTACACCAGGAGCAGAATGGATTCTCCGTGGTAATGAGTATTCTGGTTTGGAGTGGATAGACGGACACGGACAGGACAAACCAACCGAGGCAGCAATTAACGCAAAGATTGCCGAACTTGATGGTGCAGAAGCGATGAAACTTCTGCGTATTGAGAGAGATAAAAGACTTGCAAAGGATGATTGGAAAGTTGTAAAAGCAAAAGAAACTGGATCAACTCTCTCTACTGCTTTCAAGACTTATCGTCAGGCACTCAGAGACCTCCCTTCTACGGCAACCCCAACTCTTGATTCTAACTATAAGTTGGATATGACTTCTGTAACTTGGCCTACTGAACCTTCTTGATATGACATCTGAACTTAGAGTAGATAGAATAGTTCCAACGACTGGCATCCCTACTGGTGGTGGCGGTGGTATTGTACAAGTAGTTCAAAGTGTGGTGACTAGTAGTAGCATTGGAAACAGTGGAGCTGTCTCTGTAATGACTTGCAGTATCACGCCTAGAGAAATAACAAATAAAATTCTTGTTTTGGTTGACGCGAACGTTGGTAGTGGCAACGGTTACGGTACGGTTGCTTACTTGTATAGAGGAACCGGTGGTGGAGGAACAAAACTTTACTTTGGTGATGCTGATGGTATTAGACCTCAAGTTTCTAAAGCAGTAACCACATATGATGGAACCAGCAATGATTACATACAAATACCTCTACAAATTCATTACTTAGACAGTCCTGCTACAACTTCACAGGTTACTTATGATTTTAGAATATCTAGTTATCAAAGCGTTTATTGGTCTTTTAACCGAAGTGTCGCAAACCAGAGTAATAGTGAATATGATGGAAAGTGTGCTAGTTCTATGACTTTAATGGAGGTGACAGCATAATGTCAGAATTAAGAACAAATAGAATTGTCCCAAGAGACGGACTACCTTCTGGTGCAAGCGGTGGTATTATTCAGTGTGTTCAGACGGTGTTGACTGATGGATTTACATATACTAATACCAGTTTTGCAGACATACCTTCTCCTGGACTATCTGTTTCAATTACTCCAACGTCATCTTCAAACAAAATATTAGTTATTGCTGATATTAGTTGTGGTGGTACTGATGGACATTACAATATATTTCAACTTGTTCGAGGATCAACTAATATTTACAAGGGAACGGATTCTAAAACTTATATTGGATCAAAAATATGGTATACTTCTGCGGGGAATGCTTCCGATGGTAGCAGCATGGGTGGTGTATACATGTCTTTCCTAGACTCTCCAGCAACAACTTCAGCAGTAACTTATAAAGTGCAGGTTAGAGTTACTGGTGGTACTGCTGGAATAAATCGTCGTGCCTCATATGATGATACTAGTTTAGCATCAACACTTACTGTAATGGAAGTCTCTGGATAATCGCAATAAATACTGAAAACACTTTTGTTATGAAACAATTTATTCAGGACATTCGCGTCCTTGATGTTGAGCAATTAAAAATCGTCAACGAGTATATTGATACTTTAACTTTCAATCCAAACACCGTCTTTGATGCTGACGGGAATGTAAGGGCAGATACTAGTGTTCGTTCAAGCACAGGAACCGTCATGGCAGATGGCACTCTTGCGACACAGATACTTCATGAGAAAATGAATGCTGCGTTATTAGAATATAGAGATAGACTTTTTAAGTCTGATATTGCTCTTGATGGATATCCTATCCCTGGTGCTAGAGAAACCAGTTCTCATAGAGAAGGTATTCAAGTTTTAGAATATACGAAAGAACAAAAATATAATTACCACTTTGATGCTTGCACGGATCCAAAGAGTGATTTTTATCATCGTCAAGTATCTGTTGTATTGTATCTAAAGGATGATTTTGAGGGTGGGGCAACTAAATTCAAGATGCTACCTGAATGTGATTTCAGACCAGCAGCAGGTAGAGCATTATTTTTTCCATCAAATTGGTGCTTCCCACACTGTTCAACACCAGTAGAATCTGGAAAGAAAAGAGTAGCGGTCACTTGGTATTACTGTAAAGACCACCTAGTCTGATAAATACTCAAAAAACCGTGAGTAATGGCAAATAATAGAGAACTGTCCCAATTTGCAAATGTCGTTGGATACAATGGCGGTAAAGTTGGTATCGGAACTGAGAGTCCCGTTACAATGCTTGAGGTTGGTAGTCAATCCGAAACACTCGCTGGTGCCATAACAATTTCAAATGGTGAAACAATTGCTGGTGGATCAGGTCCAACAATTAATTTAAAGCACGGACCTGCTGGTGGAACACAAAGAACACATCAAATTTATTCTTATATTGGAGATTTAAGAATTGCTGCAGACTCCAATGAGAATATGGAGTTCCATACTGGTGGTAGTGAAAGTCTTCGTATCGCATCAGATGGTGATTTAACACTGACAGGTGCTGATAATGTAGAGATCAAGATGAAGTGTGGATCTTCATCAGGCAATAATATTCTTGCTTTCTTGAATAGTAGTGGAACAACAAGAGGTAATATTACATATGATAGTGATAATAATTTCTTGTTATTTAATGTAAATCAAAGTGAAAGACTTCGTATAACTGCTGCTGGTTCCATGGGACTGGGAACCTCAAGCCCTGATTCATACGTCGGTGGTGGTGAGAATTTAGTTATTGCAGACTCAAGTGATGCTGGAATGACTATTGCATCGGGAACGTCAAATAGCGGAACAATAAACTTTGCGGATGGAACCTCTGGAGACGCACGTTATAGAGGCAGGATTGAATACGCTCATTCGCTAGATGCGCTTGATATTCTTACGGCTGCTTCGACGCGGGTGCGAATCGATAGCACTGGGCGGTTGTTGGTGAACACGCTTAGTGCATCAAATGGAGCAAGTTATGGCAATATTGTTCTTGAATTTGCTGGAGATTCATATAATGGCATTAAAACAAGAGATACAGACAATAATGGCACTGTAACTCACCTGGTCTTTGTGAGTGGTTCTGCAGCGGTTGGAAGTATTACTGGAGACACAGGACAGGCATATTACAATAATCTTTCTGATTACAGAAGAAAAGAAAATGATGTAGAAATTGCGGATGGAATTCAGAAGCTCAAGCTTTTAAGACCAATCAGATTTAATTACATCAGTGATCCCAACACCGTCTGCGATGGTTTCTTTGCCCATGAAGTTACACCAGCAGTACCAACAGCCGTAACAGGGGCAAAAGATGCAGTGGACTCTGAAGGTGAAATTGATCCACAAATGCTTGATGCTTCCAAACTTGTTCCGTTGTTGACTGCTGCACTGCAAGAGGCAATCGCCAAAATTGAAACGTTAGAGACTAAAGTTGCCGCCCTTGAAAATCCTTGACACCCTGGTTCTGATGCCTTATAATACGGGGGTCAGCAACGGAGCAATCCATGAACGCCGAAACCTATGTTGAAAGTGTCGTCATTGACATTTGTAGCAGGTCTTTCTTCATCACCAGTAACGAAAATGATGAACGTGTGGTAGAATGTGACAGTGCAGAAGAATTCATGAACGTTCTTGAGGTTTGCACCGCTCACCTTGAGGAAGATCAGATTCTATATACAGGACCGGTAACATTGGAATCTTGATGGAAGTATTTACGCTAAAGGAATGGGAAGAGAACTTTGATGAACTCTACACGAGGGTAGAACAAGGAGAATCCATCGGAATAGTCAGAGAGGATGGCACAGCAGCCGTGATGATGCCTGCCGATGAAGCAGAGTTTCTGCGAATACACACAACCGACAACAACGACGCTGATTGATGAAACTCAACGATTTGAGAATTTATTGTCAAAACGAAGAAGATCAATTAAATGTTGTATCTTTTCTTGAGGAAAATTTTCCAGATACTAAAATCTCCACTTGGGACCCAGATCCTGTAGACACTGGTACATGGGGAATGTTTGTTGATGAGTTTGAACCAGATTTGTGGTCAAAACTAGTAGAGCATCTTGAGAGTGAAGATTGCTGGGTCTACGAAGATATGATAGAATTATATATGGAGACTGACGACGGTGTTAAAGAATACACGTCTGATTTTTAGGGAATGTTGCTTATTGGTTAAAGCCCTCTGCTTATAACGGAGTGAATCGGGTTCAATTCCCGGCATTCCTATCTGCTTCCTTAGCAATCTGGTGAATGCAGCAAACTCATAATTTGCCTAAGGAGAGTTCGATCCTCTCAGGAAGCATTAGGAACTTGAGACGTTCCAACCAAGGTGCCAGCAATGGGATAAACCCCCTTGGGATATTCACAACGGAAATTGTGTCTTACTCCATTACAAACTGTCAGAATGTTGGGTTTAATTGCCCCATAGCAAGCATTCGGATAAGTGTAATGTCTTGCGAGTATGGTGGAATCGGTAGACACACCAGACTTAAAATCTGTTGACCATCACGGTCGTGGGAGTTCAAGTCTCCCTACTCGCACTAAAATAAATAAGACAAAGCGTGAGGCTTATGTCTTATAAAGTTAAAAGACAGTATTGCTGGTTCAACAAAGGGAGCGTTATTGTAAGGATGTATTTCCTCAATGGCGTTCCCTTTACTTTTGATGAACTTCCTGAAGGACATCTCTTTGATACCGAACTGGTAGAAATGGCAGATAAAAATCAAAGATACGAGATGGAAGATGTTTTCATCGGTTCCCAATATCTTTCTATGGAGATGGCACATCCATGTTTTGATGACATTGATATTGAAAACCCTGAGGAGCTCCCTGAAGACTTATTAGAGTATTTTGGATTTGATGAGGAAGATTTGAGGGGATAAATAGAACATAGAATTGTACTGGCTGACATAATCCGATGCCTCTTAATAAGCTAGAAAACTTTATCAAGAATACTGAGGGTCGTATTCTTTATGTTAATCCAAATGACCTTGACTCCACTGATGCTATCGAGAATCAGGGAAACTCTCTTACCAAACCCTTCAAGACGGTTCAGAGAGCACTTATTGAGTCCGCTAGATTTTCATATTTAACTGGAAACGATAACGATATTACTGAGAAGACCACCATTCTTCTATTTCCTGGTGAGCACGTCATTGATAACAGACCTGGTTTTGCTATCAAAGATGATGCTGGAACAGCAAAAGCAGTATCTCCATCTGGTTCAGAGACAGTTGCATCGGTTGAATTTGAACTATCTACAGACTCTGTTTTTGATATTACTCAAGAAAACAATATTCTCTACAGATTCAATAGTGTAAATGGTGGTGTTGTTGTACCTAGAGGTACATCTATTGTTGGTCTTGACCTTAGAAAGACAAAGTTAAGACCAAAATATGTTCCAAACCCAACTGATGACGGTGTATCAAACTCCGC